TGTTCAATGATGTATCTGAGTATCAGATTCAATACATCCATCCGCTACCTGACAACGAAGTTATCAAGATTGATAATGCAGGATTTGGTTTTGTCTTAATGCACAAGTCAATCATTCCTAAACTCCGTGAGGCTAACCCTGGTAAGGGTATGTTTATGGAGACGGGTGACGGGGACGACGAACACTTTATCGGAGAAGACATTATCTTCTTCCGACGTATGAAGACTGCGGGTGTACCGCTTCACGCTCATACTGGGGCAATAGTCAAACACATCAAGAGATTCTCGCTTGACTATGACTACTACGCACTCTATTGGGCGCATCAACATTTGAAAGACAAACTTAAGGAACAACAAGAAGGCTAGGAGAATAAGTGGCTGGTCGTGATATTACCGAAGGTCGCTCTAGTAGAGCGATTGCAGTTGATGTAGGTGTTGTATCTGATACCTCTATCTGGCAGAACACTGATATTGCCTATGATGTAGCCCTTGGTGGTATGCCATTTATCTATGCTATTTCTGACCAACGTCCTTATGTCCGCCAGACTGCACCTTACCGAAAGGAGCAGTTTGATAATCAGACTGAACCTGGTGAGCAGTCTTTAACTGGGTGGTGGATAAGAAGCCAGTCCTCGTTTCACGACGGGACTGGCATTACTTTTTATGACCCTGCTTTAATTCCTGGAGAAGGCACATTCCAGTTTAAGGATAGTAAAGGTGTAAACATCTGGACTGAAGGGCAGGTAACTCTGCTTAATGATGTAGATGAAACCCATATTATTACTGGAACTATCTCACCAAGCCGTAGACCTTGGCAGTTAGCACGTGCGGTTCAATGGAATGGTATTGCTGTTGCTACTAACAAAGCCCTAACATCTAATGTTGCGACTATTACAACAGCGGCTGCTCACAATTTCTCTGCGGGTATAACAGTCACTATTACTGGTGTTGATGATACCTTCAATGGCACTTATATGATTACAACTACACCTAGTAGTACAACCTTTACTTATAATAAGACTGCTGGAAACGTAGCATCAACTGCTATTAGCCCAACAGGTACTGTCACTAACGTAGATAGTATTGATTGTGTATTACTGCACGATGAGTATGATGTAGACAAACTATACCCAACCATTACTGCAACTGTTAGTAACAAGGCTTTAACTAGCAACGTAGCCACCCTTACTACTAGCGCTAATCACGGGCTTAGAGCCTTTATGACTGTTGAAGTATCTGGAGTAGGCGCTCCCTTTGATGGTGAGTACACCATTACTTCAGTGCCAACCCCAACTACATTTACCTATGCCAAGACTGCAAGCGATGTAGCCTCACAACCAGCAACTGGTACAGCCTCAAGTAATCTAACCCACTTTATTGATTACAATAGCGGAGCAGAAGACCGAGTCTATGCTATTTGCGATGATGGAACTACTGCTTACTGGGTAACTAATGTTATCTCTGGTGGTTCTACAAAACTTACTGTTTATAAGAAGTCGCTTGATACACATTCAGGTACTACTCCTACTAAGATGTTTGATGTTACTGGTGTTACCGTAAACAATGCTGTTATGGAGTTCGTAAAAGAACGTATCGTTGCCTGTTTTGACAACAAGGTATATGAATTCTCAGGCAGCGCAACAGCATTGCCAACACCTGTATATACACATCCCTCTACATATCACGTCTATACAAGCGTTACAGCATCAGGTCCAGCAATTTATGTTACTGGATTTAATGGTATTCAATCTACAATTCAAAAGTTTACTTTGAATTCTTCTGGCGCTATGCCTACTCTTACTTCTGCTATTACAGCAGCAGAGTTCCCAGCAGGGGAACTTAGTTACTGCATCTTCTACTATCTAGGTTATATGATGATAGGAACCAATAAAGGTGTACGTGTGGCTGAAGTTAGAGATGATGGCTCGCTTATCTACGGTCCTATTATTTTTGAAACAGAACAACCTGTCTATGGATTTACAGGTAGAGACCATTATGTCTGGTGCGCCACTGGTGTTGATGGTAACCCTGGAGTTATCCGTATTGACCTAGGCAGTGAGTTGTCTCAGTTGCGTTTTGCTTATGCAAATGACTTATATCAATCTGGCGTAACTGGTCACTCAACTACAGCCGTATCACTAATTGGAACTACAGATAGAATATTTTTCTGTACTGCTGCAGGCAGTGTTGGCTATGCCTATATGGAATCAGAGGATGTTCTTAACCCAAGTGGTTATCTCACCACTGGTTATATTCGTTACAACACTCTGGAACCTAAGAACTTTAAGCGTCTTATTGGACGCGGTGACTTTACCTATGGCTCTATGACATTAGAAACTGTAGATAAAAACGATACAGAATATGATTTGATTTCATATGACATATCAGTTCCACCAGTAGAAGTAACTACTAACCAGCCAACAGGTTCACAAGAATATATAGGCTATAAGTTCTTGCTTTACAGAGACGGCACAGACAACACTAAAGGTCCTATCTTCAAGGGTTACCAGGCAAAGGCGACTATCGCTACTCCCCGCCAAAGACTGATTAAGTTTCCTGTCTTTAACTATGACACTGAGACAGATAAGTACAATGTAATGGTTGGCTACGAAGGACGTGCTATTGCACGTGTGGCTCAACTAGAAACCATTGAACAAAACGGTGATGTCATAACCTGGCAGGATTTACAGACTGGCGAATCTCGCCAAGTTGTAGTTGAGCAAGTTACTTTTACCCGACAAACTCCACCAGACAGGGGGTTCTCTGGCTATGGTGGAATCATTGACATACTTATAAGGACTGTATAAATGAATCCTGCTGACTGGGCTGGCTTAGCCGTTGCAATTACTACTCTCATAGGTGCACTATCAATGGGAGTTAAACATCTAACTAAACATTACTTATCAGAACTTAAGCCCAACGGTGGCTCCAGTCTTAAGGATAAAGTAAATGGTTTAGAAACTAAAGTAGATTTACTAACAGACTTAATTAAAGAAGCACTAAAGAAATGAGGGACAATGAAACCTACGGGAAAACCTGTGGTAGGGAAAGCCACGCCTGCGGCTATTGCTGTACTGAGACAAGCGACAGCATTATTTCCGAAGCGCAAGAAACTGTCCGACGGGCTTTTGCCGTCGCCAGCCCACCTACGTATGAGCCCCAATTCGGACCACAATACTGGGCTAGCAGTAGACCTGACCCACGACCCTGACAATGGCGTAGATTGTGAAATCATTTTTGAAAAACTTAAAGAAGATAACCGCATCAACTATCTTATCTTTCAAGGAAAGATTTGGTCACGGACTAGACGCAAAGAGGGCAACCGCAAGTACAATGGTAGCAATCCTCACAATAAGCACCTACATATTTCTATTGATAGGGCTTACGGTAATGACACTAGTCCTTGGTTCTGGTGGTTAAATCAACCTAAAGTTCTCAATCAGGTAAAGGCTAAACTGCAACCTACTCCTAAAAAGAAAGTTGTTGTTTCTCCTGCTCTTGTATGTACCTGTTGCAAGGTGCACCGTGCTACTGCCTGAAGGAGAACCTAACCCATTACTAGACTGTGATGGGTGCAATGCAGAAGGTGCCTATGTCTACAAAGGCTGGGCATTCTTGTGCGGTAAATGCATAGAAGAAAGAGAGAGTTAATGGAAACTCTAAAGCAACTATCCCTATCTTGGTTCCGTGCTGCAGCATCTGCTGCTATTGCACTCTACCTTGCAGGAGAGACTGATGTTAAAGTTCTAGGAACTGCAGCACTTGCTGGCTTCCTTGGACCTGTCCTAAAGTGGCTAGACCCATCTGCCGCTGAGTTTGGACGCGGAGCAAACTAGCCCCGTAAACGCCTTCTAAGGCGGTTTTTAGACACGAATAGACCCCTTTACCTAGTCCGATAGGTAGAGGGGTCTTTTCTGCTTTCTATCCAGTCTTCCCCTAACTGGTAGAAATCTCATTGATTATTAGGTTGTGCCAATACTGAGGGTAGTCTGAAGCATTAACAAAGACTACTAGGTCCCGCTCTTTGGTATCCCAACGGGTATGAAAGACTGGCTGTAGGTGGGCTATCTCTCTGGCTGGGACTACAAGTATGCCGTCTGAATATCTAAAACAGATACGGTGGTATGAGTAATCTGTATCTGTATATGGTGGTGCAATCATAATCTGCTGTAGTTTATTGAATGGGAAGATGGCTGGCTTGCTGCTATCTGTCTTGAGCCATTTAATTTCTAGGTCTCCGATGTAGTTTTCTCTACCATTCCCGTGTAATACAGTGATGTGAAAGTCAGTAAAGAAGAAGCGCGGTGTTGGATATAACTTCCAGTTGCCGAAGTATTCAGTCAACGCCTTGCTTGCTATCTGCTCCCGTTTACCATCCCCTGCTACTTGTCGTATAGGTTCAAGCGCCACGTCTATTTAACTCCCACTCTGGTAGTACAGGTTTGGCTGTGATGCCAAGTTGTCTGCGAATTAACTTACGCTTACGCTCAGTAGTTCCTGCCCAGTATCCAAGTACCTTGTTGTTTAGTGCATAATCTAAACATTCATTGTTGGCTGGGCAGCCCTGACAAATTCTAAATAACATCCGCTCATTCATATACTCGCCAGAGTCTTTGCTAAACCACTGCTCAGTATCAGTGCCTTCGCAGGCTGGTTTGTTTTTGAATTCAGTCATTACCACTCAACTCCAATCCAAAAGAAACCAAGGTCTAAGTCTGCGTGCCAACGGCTAATGCAAAAACCAAATCCAAATCTAGTTAGACTGCCACCTACAACTAAAGTAAATCGTTTAAACTTCCAGCCATTGCTGTATCTAAGTTTCATTTAGCCTCCTGTTTTATAGAATCCAGTACCTTTAAAGTGTACTGGGTTTGCTGTCCAAATCCTAATCATTGTTTCACCGCATAGTTCGCAAGGGATAGGAAGATTGCTGGTTGTTTCAGTAATACTTCCGCAAGACTTACATTTAAAATCATATGTCGGCACAACCATTCTCCTCTCCTGTTGGTGTAGGTAACGTGACCATACTCCCACAACTAGCACACTCAGCATCTGTAAAGTAGAAGGCAATCTCACCATCTACAAATCCACCTAACATTACAAATACTTCACAACCACAAGCACAAATTTCTGTTGGCTCACCACGTAAGTCCATTGACTTGCTATAGTCCACTAAATGAAGCAGGTCACGAATATCCTTACTCGGTTCGGTCATCATCTTCTTCAATGACTGGGGCATCCTCATCTGCAAAGGGACGCCATCCACCTAGGTTTCTAATTAGGGAATTGATAGCACGCTGAACTTTCATTCTGGCACCATCTGGTGTTGTCTTTAAATCTTTGGCTATCAGGCTCCACTCGTTATTGTCTGTGCTGAATCTAATCCGTAGTACATTTTGTTTAGCCTCTGTGAGCCGATAGAAAGCGGTGGCTATGTCTGACCGTAGCACTAGCCAGTTGTTACCATCATTGCTGGGGTCTGACTTAACTGCTTTGAAGTTTAAGTCTTTAATCTTGGCTGGCATTTCGTATGACTCGGAGATAATGCTAGGCATAAATGCTTCTATGACTGTTGCGTCATAATAGTACAAGTCAAGCAACTCGTATCCGACTGTCTTTGCTTTTTCCTTTTCGCAATACTTGATGGCTGCATTGCGGAGGGATTTTGCTATGAGTTTGTCTTTATCTTTTTGGTCTAGGGTTGACCATTCGGAGTATTTATTGGGATGGGAAATGAACCAAAGCCATAATATCTGCTGTATATCCAGTGCATCTATCATCGGATAGCGTCTGTGATACTCAACTGCTAGTGATGAAACTAGCGAGTCATACTCAGTTATGTACTCCTGGTTCATCTATACCTTCCCACTGCCCCCTTTGTACCAATAGTCCAATTATTGCATAGTTTGCCAGGTCAAGCAGCGTATCTTCAATAGATTCGTAGTTCGGCGTGTCTATCTTTTTATAATACAAATGCTCTAGCCGTGTCATCTTGTCGTGCATACGAACTACAATGCCGTTCATAGCACCACCTGGTGCTTGACCGATATTGTTAGGACCATAGTCTGCGTGCTTACGCACCATAGTTATCTTAAGTTCTGACAGGATGTCATCAAAATGTTTAATGTCCTTCATCTAATACCTTCCGTAGTTCTGTATCTAAATCTGAGGTTAATTCTATAACAGTAACTTCGTCAATAAATTCCTGTGCTTCACCTTGTGCGGATGCCACAAGGAAGTTGGCTAGGATTGTGAGCAGGCTAAGCCCTACCTTTGGGTCTTTTTCGGTGTGAATATAAACATCTCTGAGTGCTGACAGTAGGTCTATACCTTTGGTATCTGTAATAGGTAGTCCAATAATCTTTGGGTTTTTCTCTATGTAATCCCATACTGACTCATCGCTCGTTGATGCATTTTCTGATTCGCTCATCTAACCAACCTGCCCCTTCTTGTAATACAATGCTGTTGACATCGTGCCCTTCGGGCATCTGAACTATATTCACATTGCCTAACTCTCTACTAATCTTCTTGCCGAACTCTAGTCCTGGGCTATCGCCATCTGCTAGCACAATAACTGTATCAAAGTCGTCAAGTATTTTGCTGTAGTAGGGCTTCCAATTGTTAGCACCTGGGATGCCGACTGCTGGATGTCCTGTCTTAACTACTGTTGTGATGCAGTCAATCTCACCTTCAGTGACACAGATATAACCATCTGCAGTGAGCACTGACTGTGCATTAAACATTGTTGTCTTAGCCCCTGGCAGACCTATGTACTTAGGGTCCTCGCCGTGGATACTACGAAAGCGCAGGTCAACCACGCCTGATGGCGTGATGTAGGGGATTACTAACTTACCCTTGTAGCCTTCGTGACCTGGTAATGGATTGTCCACTACTCCGATATGAAACTTCTTTGCTTCTTCTACCGACAGACCCCGTGTTGCCAGATAGTCTGTTGCTTGATGTATGTGCTGGGCGTACTCTGTCGCCGCCTGTAGGAGAAACTGTCTCTGCGTACTTGACAGCCTCACGATAGTTGCCTCCTTCTCTGTGCATAATCAAATCGTATACGTCACCGCCAACGCCACAACCGTGGCATTTAAATCTGCCTTCATCAAAGTTAATACCTGCTGATGCGTGTTTATCTGGGTGGAATGGACAGCGCATCTTACGCCAGCCACTGCCCACCGCTGGCAGTCTGGCGCCTATATGTTCTAGATAGGCAGCGATACTATGTTTGTCCATCTGCTTTCTTGAGCAGTGCTAGCCATACCTGTGCTGGCATACTGGCATACCACTGACCTACATCTCCTTTGCCTTTGCGCTTGTGTAAGACTACACCTGTCCAAGCATTGTCATTTTTCATCTCTACTTCTAACTCTGCTGTCCAACCTGCAAGGTCCATCTTTGCGTGGTTCTTAATCTCAATGGTAACTCCTGGCACACCGCTTATATCGCCTTTGTCTAAGGTTGCTCCTGCGAGTCTGCGGTCTGCGTACTTGTAACCATTGGCTTTAAGCCAAGCAACTACATCACGTTCTGCTTGGCTGCCCTTGCGTTTGGCTGCGCTACTCAATTGCTGCTCTTGCTACCTTCAATACTTCTGATTGTACTTTGTTGTAAAGATTATCGCTGTTGTATAACTCATCAACAATAATGTTCCACTCACCATCTGATACTGCTGCTCCTAAAAGAACTTCAATATCTTCACGGCTGAACGACATATCCCATATCTTAGTTTCCATACATTTGCTCCTGCATATATTTAACTTGGACATCATCTAGATACATACTGTCAGGGTTGAAGGCTAGGCTGACGTAGTTATTACCTGTCTGGTCTGCTCGTCCATATCTGTTTTTGACTGGGGCTACACAGAGATAGGTCTCATCGCCCTGCTTCATCTGACCGATAGTTAATACCATTGCTGGTATCTGATTGACAAGACCCTGAATGGCAGAGCGTGGCTGGCAGGGAAAACCCTCAAAGCCTTCCTTGGTATGGTGCAGAACTAGCACGGCTGCGTTGGTATCTCTTGCAAGATACTTAAGTTCCTTCATTGCTGCACGCATACCTTGGAATTCTTCGTGACCATCCATTGCAATATCCATTAGGTTGTCAACCACAATAAGTGTTGGACTTCTACCCCATACAGTTTCAAATGCACTGACCTCATCATCTAAATCTTTTAGAGTGGGAGTGGATTCAAAGGACCAGAACAAGTGATTGTTTAGGGTAAGAATTTCTTCTGCTTGATGTGGCTCACGCTTGAGCAATTGCTCTGCTGCTGTCTGTGTCATACGACCAGACATTGCAACAAGACGCATTGCCATAGTGTGAGCATTAGTATCTGCACTGAAGTACAGCGTAGGTACTTTAGATTTGGCTGCTATTGCCAGTGCAACTGATGACTTACCTGCACCTGGCGTGCCAGCAACCATCGTGATTTCTGCACGGCGCAGGATAATTCCTGCTCGCTCAAATGCCGCAAAGGCGGGCGGTAATGGTTCTCCGCCCACCTCTGCTTTGCTAATGCTGCGTTTAAGTGTACGCATTACTTCACTTGGTCAGCGACGAATGTGTTCCACTCTGGTGAACCAGCACGAACATACTGATTCTTGCACTTGTCAAATGCACCCTTTGGTGCTGGGCAGAAGTAACCACGATAGGTCTTACCGTCTTTACCTGTGCCTTGGATGGCAGTCATCTTTCCGTGTGGGCAGTTCTTGCCACCGAGTGATGGTGCTCCTGACCAGCCACCGTTATCGGCTGGTGTGTTGTCAATGATAGATGCGCCAAGCGCTGCTGCTACTTGGGCTGGTGCCATTGGTGCAGATACTGGTGCTGATGCACCGCGTACTGCTGACTCTAGTTCTGTGACGGCAGAACGAACTGCCTCTAGTGTTGTTGCTACCAACTGGTCTAGTTCATCTCCGTGCTCTGCACGAATTGTAACTAGTGAACCTGCTGGTGTCTTGACTGTGATACTGATTGGTGCTTCAGTGCTAGCTACTGATTGTCTCCTGTTCCTGGAATGGAGTAGCAAGACCTTTCTTGTCTCGCCACTGTCTTACCTTCATTGCAAATTGTACACCTTTCCAACCCTCTGCAATGTCTATCCAAACTAATTTACATAGACCTGTTCCTGCTGGAAGATGAATGATGATGGCTTTGTCTTTGTTGACATCGCCCCAACTACCACGGCGACCCGTAGCAATATCATACGGGGAGCCGTTAGCATATATCGCTAACTGAATAGCAATGTTATTAGGATGGTCAATGCGACCAGTCTTAATATCTGCAATGAATCTTTCACCTTTATACTCAACAACTCTGTCTGGTGTGCCAGCAATTTTGAATTTATCTAGCACGCAGAATTGTTCTACAAAGATTTTATTAAGTTGTTCTGTTGCTTTTTGGTAGGCAACTAAGTCTGCTGCCCACTCATCTGGGATAGGTCCAAAGTCCTGTCCCAAATCTATTTTTTCTGCAAATGAATGTAGTGCTGTGCCGATAGTTGCTGCACGGCTAGCGCCTGCAACTTCCATAGCATCTTCAATGTATCTATTAATAGCCATCTTATCTTCTTGTGCAGCACTGATGGCTAGTAGTAAGTCGCTGCGTACTGTTAAACCTATTGCTGCCATACGCATCTTCCAAGCAGTTAGTGCTGCTGGGTCATCAAGACTATTGGCAATTGTTGTAGCCCGTGTATAGGCAACTGGTTTGCCACCTGCTTTAGGTACAACTAATGGACGACCGTATCGGTCTCGT